CCCGTACTCATGGTCTTCGATACCACAGAAGTACCAGATTCACCCGCAGCCCTTATTGCCCTGTGGTGGGGAAATGGTGGAGGGTCTATTACTCCATGGGTTAGTGAAATGATGAGTATGATCGAATACTATAAACCAACCTTTGCAGGAGTAGATAGTACAGGAACTCAGAAGAATACCGCAGAGATTATCTCAATGGAATATGTCACTGGCAAACACCTCTCGGTAGATTACATTACGGGACTTGACTTTTCGGGTCCCAAGAAGTATTCTTATCTTGTAGCCCTGAGGCTTTCATTAGAGAGTAAGGGAATAATGTGGCCTCATTTCATATCTGGAATTGGATCCCAATTGAGGAACTATGACCCAACCTTGGATAAAAGTGCAAGTGCAAAACTTCCGCAGGATCTTGTCTCTACTTTGGCAATGGGTGCGTTTGCAATTCGCGCGAACTATGGTGTCTTTGACCCAAAACCGGATGAAATCATTGACTCAGCGCATAGTGCAAATGTCGATCTACGCAGACACTCTCGAACAGACGATGCGGAAGCTAGAAGGTCTTTCAGAGAATCCCGCGAGAGAATATCGGGACCTCGACCGCGCTAACAGGCGATTGGAGCGATAAAATCAGTAAAAAATAGTTCAAAATGAACCAACTTTACTGATTATCTCCAATTGGAGTGCGAAATCGTTTCATTATTTTGCCGTTTATGGTAAGATAATACTGTAAGATAGATAGAGCAGAGAATTAGGACAATAGAGACCGTCCCTTCTCTGCTTTTAATTTGGAGGTTCATGGCAACTTCACCTACACCAACCACTGTACCCTTTCTTGATAAACTAAAAGCTCTCGTTGTCGGAGTGAATGCAACTCCATGGACATTAGAGAGTTTGCCTAATTTCCCAATAGTCACTTGGAACACACAACGAGACGAATACGATATTCTTACCAGTTGGTATAAGGGGACGTTGCTTTCAGAAACCATCACGGACGCGAAAACTAAAAAGCAGGTAGAAAAGTTCCCCATTAGAATCAATCCAATTCGGAACACCTGCGAAAAACATGCATCGGCTTTACTTGGTACTTCACTTGCCAGTATCCGACAGGATGCAATGCCGATAAGAATACACATCGAACCTACAGCTAAATCGAAAGAAGATGTCAAGCGAATTGAGAAAGCCATTAGCAAGGTTTTTATTGATAGTAATGCTGGTGCTCTATTTATGGAATGTGCCATCCACTCTCAATATCTCGGTGGATCCGTTTGGTGCCTGAGTTATTTACCAGATCGAGATATGGTCTTTCTTTCAAGCCCTTTACCAAGTGAATTTATCGGGATCCCCAATGGAACCGATTACTACAATCTGAAAGAGGCTTGGGTTATCAAATCCCTCACATTTGATGAGGTCAAGCAATACAGTGAAAATACTTTTGCCGACTCAGCCAATGGGAATGACGTTTCTTGGTGGTATGTTGAACATTGGACTAAAAACGAGCACACAGTACAGATCAATGGGGTTGATATTATTACAGATACATCAAATCCATTTGGAATAGTTCCGGTAGTCTATATACCGCATATCCGGGTAAATCGTTTTCGTGGCGAGAGTGTGATCACAGAGATGGTCAAGGGTCTTGTCCGCGAAATAAATCTTCGTGAAGCAGATGTTGGTGATGCTGTTTCTGAAGATACACACAATTACATTTGGGTACGAAATGTGCGTGGCGGTCTTCGTACTGTACAGATCGGTGACGGTCGCCCGATCGTAGATCTTGGTTCAACAAATGGGCTTACTGGCAATGAGAGCAATCCTGACATGCAAGCGGTCAATAATAAATCTGCTAGTTCTCCCATTTTGGACTTTAACAAGAGCCTGTACGATCTTTACAGGATCGAAGTTAATCACCCCGCAGTAGCCGATGGCGTAGATCAAGGCTCTCAGCGATCCTCGGTCACTCTCAATGCCCGTATGTGGCCTCTCACGGCTCATGTAGAGGCAGAGAGAACCTTTTGGTCAGTTGGAATGGCTACTTTAGCCAGGATTATGCTTATCATGATGGCTGAAAAGGAACTCAATAGTATTACCAAAGCCGATCTTGATGCTGAATTTATCATTGAATGGGCTCCTATGCTGCCTCGTGATCGTGAAGCAATCGTGCAAGAAGTGGCTATTCGAGCCAAGAATAAAGTTGGCTCGCGCAAACATCTTATGGACATCCTTGGAGATACTCCCGATACTGATGCTGAACTCGTTCAGATTCGTTCCGAGATGGATCTGGACCCACAAACACAACAGCCATTTGGAGCCGACCAAGGAACATCCGGTGGTGGTAACGGCACAAAGCCGTAATCTCCAATTGGAGGATTACTATGGCTAAAGTAACGCAAGAGGATCGAGAAAAATATAGTGCAACCGGGGACGAACGGTTCCCGATAAAGAACAAGGCACAAGCAAGTTCCGCACTACGGCTAAGAGGACATAACACTTCGAAGTCCGAACGCCGTTCCATCATTAGGCGTGCGGCCAAATTCCTTCCTGCGGCTGCCAAAGCAGCTTGGGAAGCAGATAAAAAGGCTGGCGCAATATAAAAGGAGTATCAAATGTTTAGAAAGTGGTTATCCCCTGACGGTACATCGGGCGGGGGAGATACGGGAAATCCTCCCAAGGATCCACCGACTCCCGGAAACCCGAACCCACCTGCAACGGGAGACACAGCAGAGCAGAAATTGGCTGCGGCTCTCAAAGAGGCCGAACGCTGGCAGAATGGGTATAAAGGTCTACAGACGACAATCGCAAAGAAAGACGTTCTGATAGACGACCTGACCAAAGAGAAAGATTCCGAACACGGAACTCTCGAAGGTCTTCAGAAGACGCACACGGAACTTCAAGCTGAGCACGAGAAAACCAAGGTAAAACTTGATGAACTCGAACTCGGTAAGACTACCGCAGAAGTGCAACTTCAGAGGGCGAAGATCATCATGAAGAAGTTCCCTCACCTTTCGGAATGGGAAGCAGATGGTCAATTGCCGGAGACTCCTGCCGATGCCAAGGAAGAGGATGTTGTGAAGATATTTCAATCCTTTTCCGATAAACTGGCTGCTGCTGCAAAGATTAGTAACAAGGGAGCGGGAGGTAGTCCTCCCCCACCTGCAGGTGGAGATGGTGGCAACACCGGATCTGCTGCAGAAGAACTCAAATTGGCGAATGCCGCTATGTTTGCGGGTAACACCAAAGAATACAATGAGCACTTTGCCAAGTATCTTGAGTTGAGCAAACAAAAGAAGTAATAATTCTTTTTTTGGAGAAAAGCCATGTCTGACTTTTTTGACTATTATAATAACAACCCTATTGGTGTGATCAACCAGAATGTATGGACCGACCGTGATGCCGCGGTTGCCATGCAGTTCATTACTGGTCCTACGATCTACACCCCACTTATTCAGTGGACCGATCGGTCTTCGCAGACCGGAGCCCAATATAGTCAGTTTACTGAACTATTGGAAGGGGAAGCTGATACTGAAGAGCTCACCATGACTCAACAGTATATTCCCGAACCTCTCGGCGTGGATTCACGCATGAGACAACTCACTGTGGCTCGCTACGGTGATAAAGTCCAGTTGCATGAATCGGATAACATCTTCCAAATGTGGCAGATGTCCGGTGGGCGCGATTGGCGGCCTTTGCTCCGTGGCATTCTCGGTAGCAATGTGCGCCGAAAGATTGAGAAACTGTCCCGTAATGCGTTCCTAAGAGGTCCCAAGACCTACTGGACGTATGGTGGGGACGCTTCCTCACTCGGCACTCTCAATGGTGATGATACCTTCTCGATCGGTATTGTCAATGAATGGAACCTTCGTATCGGACAAACTGGTAACCCAGTAATCCCGGGAGATACCGCCAATGCGAAGTTGGCGATCGTGCCTCCGGGTGCGATCTATGACTTCCAGATGTCTCTGCATGCTGCCGCTAACAACGAAGCTGCATTGTGGCGAGATGCCAGCCTGTACTCTGGTAAGGGACCGCTGCCTTATGAGCTCGGTACCTACAAGAACATTCGGTTCATGCAAGCTCCGAATGATAAATACGGGCAGTCCGATGCCGTACTCTATAACGCCGGCGCTGTGGAATCACAGATTTGCGTTATGGATCCGATCAAAATGGGTGATGGTGCTCCTGATCCTGAAACAACCAAAGTCGATGAGACTTGGTATGTTGGTCAGAAGGGTGCTGACCACTTCGTTCACTGTCACGGATATTCAACATCCGCAATCGATATTGGCGACATTGTTGCCATCCATACCGCTCGGTCAAGTGCCTATGGCGATTCCGATGGCGTGGACTTCCTGCATGGGAAGACTATCCAGCGGCGTGTTGTTGCCAAGACAGGCGACACCCTGACCTTCGATCGCCCGATCTTGTTCAACTACAAGACCAAACTCGGCTCCTTCACCCCGAAGGATGGTGGTTCTGAGGCGAACGCCTATGCCATTATCACCAAGGCCGCGCACGTTGGCTTCATTCTGGTGATGGGTGCCCAAGGCGGGATCATGGGTAATGTCAATCGTCCTCTGCGCTTCTACGAACCGAAACCGATCGATGATTTCGAGAGCGTGTGGCGCTATGTTTGGGACATTATCGCTGGCTACAACGTGTGGGATCCGTTACTGTTTGAATGCCACTTTGTTGCGGTCACGCTGCCCAAGGCTGGTGGGCTAATCAGTCCTCCGGTTGAAGTGAGCTAATCCTAATCTGACTATTATGCATCGAGGAGCGGCATGACTATAACCTTTAATGAGTTGAAGGCAAAAATACTAAGAGTTCTTGGCGATACAGTTGTCCCGGGAACTTCTGGTGGTGAACCCACTCGTGGGGATACCTTCGATGCCGATCTCCTCAAAGATGGTGTGCATGCTGCCCTCGATGCTATAACAATCAGACGATGGAAACCATCATCCATGGATGTGGATGGTGGTGCTAGTTCTGAAGATCTACCCGAAGATATTATCGATGTAGAAGCAGTTCTTGACATCACACAAAATATCTTTCTTGAACGCGTTTCCATGCAAGCAACGCATGGATTATCACAAGGTTTTTACCTTTATCCTTCTGGAACCATAACATTTACTTCTGTGTTGGGTGACGATGGAGCCACAGTATACTATTCGGCTTATTGGGCGAAACCGGAAGACGATGAGGAAACTCTCGAGACACCGGACATTGCCACTGCCGCCCTTACAATGTTTGCGGCTTCCTATTGTCTGCTCAACTCAGCATCACAGGCTTCCAGTATCCGACAATTCGGAACCAAAGTGGATTCGGGTAAACCTACAGATAATCCCTTGGAGCAATCATCGACCTATTTCATGAAACGCTTCGAGATAGAGTTACAACGCATACCTCCTTCACAGAAGGGCATGTCTATATGAAGACACAGATAGTTGATCTTTTGTTGGATCGACTTGTAAGCGAACTTACTAGAACCTGCATCACAGAATTGGAAGATAAAAATCCAACTCGTGCTGACTTTGTGAAAAAAGGTCTCTTACAAGAGAACAAACTACAAAAGAACATTCAGATCGGTGTCATGGGTGGGGATCACGAGGATCCTAATTATCGTGATGGTATTACCACCCTTTCAGAATTGCCCAATATTGGTTGGAAAGTCCCTGTCCGAGAAGTCGGCGGGGGCGAAATGTGGTGGAGGCGTGGAATTATCAAGGTAGAGATGTTCTTAGTGGGCTCGAATGCTGAAAATGAGAATCAAGCCCACCAGTATGCCTACGAGATTTTAGGCAGAATCGAAGAAACTGTTGCAGCCACTTACGTTGCAGATTTGATTGATGACTTCGGAGAACACGCTCAACTTGTATTCTGCTTCGGGAACACCTTTTTTGAAAGTGGTGGTCCTCCCAAAAGTTATATCTTTCGTGGAAAGATCTTTTGGACAGCTTTGACTGAGAGACCATGAACTTATTCTATTTGAAGTCTCGACAAATGATTGTCGAGCAGGAGAAATAACATGTCTGTAACTGCTCAAAGTGGTTTAGTTGGGTTTGCCCCTCAGACCGGGAAGGGAGCCATTGCTCCCAACGCCGATCCTGATTACGGCACCTGCTACTGGCAGAAACACCGCGCAGTAATGGTGGATCTTGATGCCGTAGATGATGTCCGTGAGGGACCACCCGAGGTGGGAGGCGTTGCTGTTCCTACCTTCCCGTATAAGGCAGGTCCAGTTGTGGCTGGCGGGATGAGTATTCAGCCCCGGCTGATCGATTCATTTGGCTGGCTGCTTTATGGCTTGCTCGGTTCTGTCGATACCGATACGGATTATGGAGATGTGTACAACCATGTCTTCTCATTCGCACCGGGCGACAATAACTTTGTGCCGTGGATGTCTTTCAGAAAGATGGTCCCGCGCAAAGATAATGGCGTTGATACGGATCTCGGTATTCTTTTCAAGGACTGCAAGATCGTTGGTTGCACCCTTGCTCTGCCGAATGATTCGCCTATCGGCGCTCGTATTGATGTGATCGGTCGAGAGTTTTCTCTTGTAGCAGATCCTACTACTTGGCAATGGGCACAGGCTTTTGAGAGTTGGGAGTCCATCCCCGTAGCCTGTCAGACCGAGGGTTTCATCAAGATTGCCGGAACCGAACTGCCGATCGTTCAGGCACAAATCGGTTTCCAGAACGTTCCTTTGGATCTTCGACAGGAACGCATTTATGGCGATCCTTATCTGGAAGATGTAACAGTCGTCCAGCGCCGATTGACCTTCGACATCGTTGTGAAGTGGAATGATCCGCAACTGTACCGCAAGGTACTAACCGGAGCACCCACTGGTGTAGATGCATGGAGTGGTACGCCCTATACTGCTTCCTTGGACATGAAAACTGTGTCCTCGACCGTTATGCCCTCTGAGACCGGGAAATACAGTCTCGAGGTAAGTGCTCCTGAGTGCATGATGACTCAGGTAGGTGGAATCGCCCTGGCTGGCTCACAGTCGGTTATGCTGCGGTTCGCTGGCGTAGCCTTGGAAAACGATCCTTATGTAGAGTTCACCCTGCATAATAAAGTTGCCAGCTACGTTTGGCCCACCTAAAGTGTCAAATTTCCAATTGGAGAGGGGAACAAAATCCCCTCTCCTCCAACCCTACTTAGAAAGAGGAGAGTAAAATGCCTATTCAACTTGGAGCACCTAAAAAGAAAGAATTTGTTCTTGTAGAAAGCGACTTAGCTCTTGGTAATACTGAGGCTGGCGCTGTTCCTACTAAAATTACTATCCGTCAGGCTACTCAGGGCGACATTGAACTTCGGAATGCCCTGTTCGCTGACTTTACCCGCGAATACGATGGTCGCATGGTAAAGGTGGTCCAACACATTTCCTACGATGATATTCGGCGCTTGGAAGTGTTCTTGACCCTCTGCGCATGCAACCTCTTGGACTCAAAAGGTGAACCTCTCTTCAACTTCACAGGTGAGAAGTTGGTAGATCAGGTCACATTCAAACGTGCTTGGGCTAGTCTCGAACCTGTGATTGCCATTGAAATTGGCGAGAAGGTTCTTGAGATGAACCCAATTTGGAGACCCGACATGGGGGAAATCTAGTTAGAGAGAGATTAGATAAGATAAGGGAAACACTCTTAGAGTATTTCGGTCAGCAGAACGAACTACGTCAAGGGCTCTCTATCAGAGATGATAAAGGCAAAGTAATCGAGCCCATGGAAAAACCCGATGTACTCTTGGATTATGAACGTTGCAAGCAATATGGTGTCCTCTTCTATGGTGGAGGACTGAACGATCAACCGCATATGTGGCTCCTAGAGCAAGACGTTGTCCGTGACATTATCACTTTATTCGAAGCAGCACCTAAACTCACGGGAGCCTAAATGCGCAGAAAACCTTTTCTTGCACCAATGCAAGATAGTTTATATGACAAACTCAAGGCTCAGTTGGGACCTCTCTATGAGATAAACTCCGTAGAGATTCCAGAACAACCGGGTCTTGAGCGTTTTGAGTTTATGAACATTGGATCCAAACAAACATTGAGTTTGGATATTGCCCAATCGGGGACATTCAATAAACTCGGACCTGTCTACATGGTGGGAAATCAAGGAGTGGATGATAGTGCAGCTATTATTGCACCTCAACTTCGCGCTACATTGGCAGTTGATGAAGAAGCCCTAAGACGTAAAGACATTACCTATCATACAAGAAGTTCGGCTGAAGTGCTTGGGGATTATATCGAACAGGCACTTACCAATCGAAGAGCCGAAAGTCCTAACTCTGCTTTTGGTAGTCTCTTAGGCAGGGAGGAAAATAGAGTTACTCGAACCCCATGGGATTCTTATCAGGCTACTGAAAACCGAGCTTTTCAAGAGATCAATCTTGTAACTGGAAAAGCTGGTGGACTACGCCTAAGACCTTATGAACAGCAAGGTATTATGCAGGATGTTCTAGCAAAGATTGGAACATCTACTGAAAAAATTAATTCTCCAAGAATACAGGGCAAATATCCTTTTACTGGTACCTCGTGGCGCGAACTGCTTATGAGTGGCTTTACTATTGGTGTCCATGGCAAACTTATGCCCACAACTGAATATTATAACGAGGAACGGGATCAAGGCTGGCTTCCTAGTATGAAGACAGTCACGACTCCTACATTGGCTTATGGCGGTACGATCGCAACCCCTCTTGAAAGATATACCAGCAAAGAAGGTGTAACAACTCTTCGAGAACTTAAGGCTCTAAATCTACGCGGAACATTCATGCCTGAATATGGCAAAATGTCATTCCTGATCCCGGGTGAACAAGAAGCTCGCCAAGTTCCATTCATGCATATTTTGGTCAATCCTTTCTACGCCTCTGGTGCCGGAGCAAAATTCGCTTCCACTCGAGGCCATTCTGATATTAAAACTTATGGGTATCCACAAGCTCTTACCCATGAACTTCATGGCGTTGATGATATTCGTACATTAGCTAGTCCTCAATCTCCATTGAGTATAAAAGGATTAGTTGGTAAAAATTTGGCTGCTGGCAGTACCTATTCCATGGGTACTCTTCGTGGCGAAGAAATTATCGAAAGAATCAAATCTGCCAATATCAATATAAACGAACAGTATTTACAGATACCAATGTTTATCGATCCGAATACTGGCGAGGCTTCCAGTATGGTACAAAGTGGTGTGTCTGCGAAAGACCTGGCTACCAAGATCCAAGAAAGACTTGGCATTCCAGTTTTAGCAACTGGTACCACAAAGACCAGACTTGTAGCCAAGGGTGAAGCCTTTGATGTTGGTGTAAAGATTCGTGGACTCGAACAAAAGGTTGGATTTGCCAATGTTGGAAATCCATTTACCATCCATCAAGGCGGTCTTGATCTGCCTGTTGATGTTATGACAGGTGAGTTCAAGGGTGCAACTGCCATTACTGAAGGTTTCTTTGGCGCTAGATCTCCAGAACAAATCTATGGGATCATGCGCGATTATGCAAAGACCTTTGAAAGTGGCTCTGCAGAACGAAATGCCATGAAGAAACTTGCTGCATGGTATAGAAAAGAGCGCCGAGACAATCCGAATCGCCCACCTACTTCGTGGGAAGAAATAGCTGGTAAATACAATGAACTGTCTGTTGGTACAAGCGGTACTCCACTCTGGAATCAACCTGCACCAGCTTTTGCACTTAATATTTTCCAAAGAGTATTTACTGATGTGAGACTTGAAACCAGATCTGGTAGAAATCGGAATATTCGCAATCTCCGCGAATATGATGCTGGTTATACTCCATTTGCTGAAGTACCCCTTGGTCCAACTCATCCAGAACAAGTCATGTACATGCGAGAAATGGTGATTCGTGCTCTTAGAGATAAAAGTCGTAAATATAATGAAGATCGAACTTCACCTGATTTTGGAAAACTGATCTCAGAAAGAGAACCAACTCCTGCTGAAATAGAGCAAGCCTTTTCAGTCTACAAACTTAATGGTGGACAAAATATTGATGTTCAATCTGCGGCTCGCGCTATTCGTGGAAAATTCTCTCTCTCTGCTGCAGATATGATCAATGTTACTCAAATAGCTTCTGGTCGAGCATTCTATACCCGTATGGCAACCCCACTTCAGGCAGAGTTTGCTGCAAGAAGTCGTGCCAATCCAGAAATGATGCTTGCCCTTTCCAAGAAATTCCCTGAATTTGCAAGTGAACTTGGTGTCAATGTTAATCAGATGGCTCGCAATCCTTCTCCGATTGCCCGGGCACTTACAGCTGCGGCATCATTTGTATCTTGGAATCTGGAAGCTCAAGAAGGAAGAATTTCACAAACAAACCGTCCTCTAAATTCTATCTCTGTTAGTAGAGCAAAAGCGTTGGAAATTGGTGGCATCATCTCTGCTTATGGAGTTCAATCCGAAGATAGAGAAGTTGATGAGGGTCTTTTACAAGAACTTCAATCAAGCCTTGGAATTGAAGAAGGGGATAATCGGCTTCTAATGATGGAAGCGACAGGAACACCTATGATGAATCCTGCGAGTATTGCAGAGATTCAATATAAAGATCTTGAAAAATCCATGGGTGGAATAGCTAAAACGTATGTAAAAAATCTACAACGTCTTGCCGAGACTCAGGTGTCCGCAACTCAATATTCACCTGAAAGTCTTGCTGGAATTGGAGTTGCTGCCAATGAGGGTTTATTCTCCACGTTCCGAGACATACTTCAGTCGAGAGGTGAGGCTTATCACAAAGTACATGGTCGTCCATTACCTACTGGTTGGGGCGGTCGATATACCTATATGTCTGTTCTTGGCGCAGATGAAATGTGGCTTCCTTCTGAGCAAAGACGTAGAATGCTCATGGCGGCTGGTTATAGACGTGGATCAAGAGAACTAAGAAAAATGGAACAAGAGATGGCTCTTGGTGGACCCATTCAGGGATTTGCTACACGGTTCCCGATGGGTACTCAAGATGAAAGCATCATGGGGATGAGTCTTATCTCTGATCAAGAGGTTATGAATAGAACTTCAGTAAACTATATGAAGAATCTATTGCGCGATCCCGCCTATAAAGGTGTTGCTTTTGTTGGACAACATTTTGCAGCCATTGGCGTAGGTGACTTTGACTATGATCCCATGGCTTCAGCATGGCTCATTGGTGGAAACGAACAAAACCAAAAAGCCTATGAAGAACTGGCAAAGAGAACAACCCTCACTACAGAACGAACAAATATATTAGAGGCAGGTATCTTTGAAAACCCGGTTCTTCGTGATATGGTGAACTCATTTGTGGGAACCGCTGGCGAGGCTATAGATCCTAATATTGACATTATGGCAAATATTGCTAGTAAAGCCGGCTGGCAACAAAGCGCCGATATTCGTCAGGCTGGTCTAAATGTTTACATGAGCAAAATTGGTATGGGGGTAGCACATCGACTGCGCGCTGCAATAATTCCCGCCATGGCTGCTCATGGTTATTCTGAGGAAGAGCAAACTCGTATGTATGCGGCAATGCAAGCCCTTTATCAGCCTCACCTTGACAAGAAAGACATTGGAGCTCTAAGCGCTGGTACTGGATTTGTCTCAGCAATAGCCAAATCTCGTTTTGATCTAAATAAAAAGACCGGATTACCAGAATTAATTATTGGTTCTAATATTCCTACCTCTGCTGGAACTACTAAAAGATATATTCTTTCTATTCATGCGGGTGCCCCCGAACTTCAGGGAGCACTTCAGTATCTTGCTAACCTAGCCATACAACCTATTGAAATAAGTAAGAAACAAGTACGACTTATGAGTGCTGAAGCCCTTGCTCAAATGTTTTCGTTGCCAGGGCAACGTCTTGAATTACAAAATAAATTAGCTATGGCTGGTCCTGATAAATATCGCCAAGTTTTATCTGAGCATATTCTAAGTCTTGTTCCAACCGATCTTCCAAGCATGGAAACCCCCGAGGGACGTAAGGCATCTGAAAAATACATAGAAGATCTATGGGGGCTTCCTGCCCTTGCCGCTGCTTCCAGCCGAGCGC